GGGCGCTCATCCACAGCGACCACACCCCCACAGCCGTCAAGGCTGACCTCATCAAGAGCACGATCCGCTGGGCCGGTTACGAGCCGAAAGGCGACGGTCCCGGCGGTGTTGGGAACGCGTTCCAGATCAACATCAATCTCGGAGGTTAAAATGAAGATCGCATTCCAAGTCGAGTTCGACCCGGCGACGGGCAAGATTCTGGCGATGTCGGCCAACAACACCGAGCCGGTGGAGGGAGCGAAGGCCGACGCTACGCCCATCACCTATCCGTACCACGACCCGTTCCTGTCGCACACGTTCGCCACCAAGGCCGAGCACGACGACTGGAAGCAGCGGGCGGCGGAACGCGACGCGAACCTCGCGGAGTGGGGCCGTGCGTTCGAGGCGAAGGGCGAGGTGCTGGAAGCCGGGCAGATCGATTGCCGCACGTTCAACATCAACGACCTGTACTTCTTCTGGGTGTTCGGTGCGGAGCTGACGGCGTACGTCGGCCCGCGTGCGGCCGAGAACCGCATGATTACCTACGCCGACGTGGGGGCGTTCCCGCAAGGCGAGTTTCCGTACATCGGCCGCGTCGATCAGGCGTTGCTGCGTGGCGGGTTCGACTGGTCGGCGTACCAAGGGCCGCTGCGGGCGCTGCTGGCGCAGCATCGCGGCGTGAGCGACATCTAACGCCATGGCCGACGATCCCGACAAGTGGTCGCTGTTCAACGCGACAATCGTGATGAGCGCCACGGCGTACAACACCGGGGTCTTGCAGATACGGCTGGCGTTCGGGGAAATCCCGCAAGGAACTCCGGAGTACGAGGCGCTGATGCTGTTGTGGCGGTCATACCACAACCGTGTCCGGGAGCAGGCCGAGCAGCAAGCCAAGGACGGCACACAAGGCGATTTTTTCTACGGATGAGGGGCACGATGGGCGATCCGGTACAACTGGAGTTGGACTTCGGCAGTCCCTCAACGACGTTCGTTGAGGGCACTGGCGCGTTGTTGGACATGGACGCGCTGCGGCACGAGCGAGCGCAGCAGTACGTCGCCAACGACGTGCAGGTGGGTGGTCAGCACTACAAGCAGCTCGAATTCCAGCCGTGGGATGTGATTACGTCGTGGGGGCTGGGCTTTCTCGACGGCAATGTCGTGAAGTACATCGCGCGCTGGCGCAGCAAGGACGGGCTGAAGGATTTGCACAAGGCCCGGCATTATCTTGACAAGTTGATCGAGAACGAACAAGCGAAGTCCTGATGGCCATCATCAACTACACCCCGCCAGCGACGATTCGGGAGTTCATTCGTCACTACACTCCCGGTCGGCTGTTTCACGACTGGATCATCGGGCCGGTGGGGTCGGGCAAGACGACGGGCATCTTCTTCAAGCTCGTCTACTTGGCTGCGCAACAGGCGAAATCGCCCGTGGACGGCATCCGCCGCTCACGGGCGGTTGTCGTTCGCAACACGATGCCGCAGTTGAAGGACACGACGCTGGTGTCGTGGAACTACTGGTTCAAGGACGGACAGGCAGGCGACTGGAAAGCGACCACGACGACGTTCGTGCTGCGCTTTGCGGACGTGGAGTGTGAGGTACTGTTCCGCGCACTGGACACGGCAGACGACGTGGCACGGGTGCTGTCGCTGGAGACTACGTTCGCTATCTTCGATGAGTTCGTGGAGATCGCACCGGAGATTCGTGAGGCGCTGGCAGCACGGTGCGGGCGCTATCCGCCGACGAAGGACGGCGGGGCGACCAACTGGGGCATGTGGGGGTCGTCCAACCCCGGCAACGAGGACGACGAGTGGTACGAATACTTGGGGTTGGGCGACACGCCGATCCCCGGTAACGTCAATTTGTACGTTCAACCGTCCGGGTTTAGCGAAGAAGCGGAAAATCTGGACAATCTGCCGGGCAAAGCGCAGTACTACGACTCGTTGGCGGTCGGCAAGTCACCCGAATGGGTTAAGAAGTACATCGAGGTGCAGTGGGGATACTCACTTTCGGGCACCCCGGTCATCAAAACGTTCAATCCGCAGCTCCACATCGCTTCTGCAGCGTTGTTGTCCAACCCTGCGCTTCCGCTGGTGGCGGGGTTCGACCCCGGACTGGCCGGAAGTGCGCTTATTTTCGGTCAGCAAGACCTGAATGGACGCTTATTCGTGTTGGATGAGCTGATCCAACGCGATATGGGGGCCGAACGCATCCTTACGGAGCGGTTAGCCCCCCTGATTGCGACCAGATTTCGCAACTTTGAGTTCCTTTTGGCCCCCGATCCGGCCGCCGATAGCCGCTCCAGCAACAACGAACGGACCATCGTAGACACCATCCGCGACCGCAAAAGAGGGGGCTATAAGGTCGTTTTTCCCGACATGAACAACAGATTACCCCTTCGGGTTGAGGCAATCGAGCACTTTACGACGCGTTTGGTGCTTGGTAAGCCTGCTTTGTTGATCGATCCGCGCTGCAAGCACCTGATTCGTGCGCTGCAGGGCGGCTGGCGGTACGAAACCGACCGAAAAGGCAAATCGCTCAAGGAAGAACCCGAGAAGAACGCTGGTTCGCACTCCGGAGATGCGTTTGGCTACTTGTGCAGGTATTATCAGCACTCAACCGTGCGGGAAGCGCGGCGCAGCGAGGCGAGAACACCCGTAGCGCGTAGGATCAATCACTACGTAATGCGTTAACCTCTGGAGATAAGGATGGATGAGACGCAACTCCCCTCGGTTGAGATGGCGCAGCAGCCCTCGTATGCGCCCCCGCCGCCGCGCGACCCCGAGGTACTGCGGGCGCTGGGCGGCAAGCTGAACAGCGACTTCAAGATGTACGAGACCGACCGGCGTATCGCAGAGATGCGCTGGACGCAGAACTTGCGGCAGTTCCTCGGCCAGTATGACGACAAGGTGAAGTCGCAGATTCCGGCCGACAAGTCGCAAGCGTACCCGCGACTGACGCGCATCAAGTGCGTGTCCATGCTGGCGCGGCTGATGAATCTGCTGTTCCCGTCGTCGGAGAAGAATTGGGGGATCGAAGCGTCGCCAGTCCCGAATCTGTCGGTGGAGGACTTGAACTACGTCCTCGAACAGCTCCAGCAGCCCGACGAGAACGGGCAAATGCCTGAGCTGACCGACGAGATAATCACCGACGCCGTGCGCGAGTTTGCCAAGACTCGCGCGCGGAACCTCGAAGTCGAAATCGAGGATCAACTCACCGAGCTTGGTGGTGCGAAGATGGTGAGTTACGTCGCGCTGTGCCGCAAGGTGCTGGCGTCGGGCATCCTGTACAGCATGGGTGTGCTGAAGGGACCGATGGCACGGTCACGGCAGCAGCGCCGGTGGCGGCTCGACCCCGTGGAGGGCAAGGTGGTGAGCGTCGATGAGACTGTGCTGGTGCCGCAGTACGAGTTCGTGCCGGTGTGGGACTACTACCCCGACATGAGCGCCAAGTACGTGCATCAGATGGACGGACAGTTTCAGCGGCTCGTGTTGTCGCGGGCGCAGACCCGCAAGCTGGCCGACGACAGCCAGTTCTTCGGAAACGTCATCAAGAAGTACCTGCGCGAGCATCCCGAGGGCAACTACAAGGAGAAGAACTTCGAGTCCGAGCTGCGCACGATGGGGGTGAACACCAACCAGTCGCAAGTCAACGGGCGCAAGTACGAAATTTTGGTGTGGGACGGCGGGCTGTCCGGCCACTACCTGAAAGGTTGTGGCATCAGCATCCCTGACGAGAAACTGCACGAGATGATTTCGGCGGTGGTGTGGATTCTGGACGGCAACGTCATCCGCGCCAACCTCAACCCATGGACTATCGTGGGCGAGGACAACCCGATCCCGTCGTACCATGTGTTCATCTTCGAGGAGGATGACACGTCCCTCGTCGGCAATGGCCTTCCGTTCATCATGCGTGACTCGCAGCTTGGCGTAGCTGCTACCGCACGCATGATCCTCGACAACTCCGGTGTGGTGTGTGGACCGAACATCGAAGTCAACCGGCAGTTGCTGGTGCCGGATACCGATGTGACTGGTGTGTCTGCGTACAAGGCATGGGAGCGGGACGACCTCACGCCTGCGACTTTGCCGTACCCCGCCGTGCGCACGATTGCATTCGACAGCCACATCGATGAGCTGCTGAAGGTGAACGAGCTGTTCCGCATGTTCGCGGATCAGGAGACGTTCGTCGGCCCCGCGACCGGTGGCGATATGCCGAGCGAGCCGCTGCGGACGGCGGCGGGGGCGTCGATGTTCATGGGCATGGAAGCTCTCCCCTTCAAGGACGTGGTGCGTAACTTCGACTCGTTCGTGGAGTCGGTTGTCGGCTCGCTCATCATGTTCAACAAGCACTTCAACGCGAAGGCGTCGATCAAGGGTGACTTCCAGCCCGTCGCGCGTGGGTCAACTTCGCTGATTGCCAAGGAAGTGCGTGGCATGGGGTATGACGAGCTGGCGCGCTCGGTGACGCCCGGCGAGCAGCTTTACGTGGACTGGCACCGGCTGCTCAAGGAGCGAGTGGCGGTACGCGACATGGACCCGCGCGTCATCGTGGACGATGCCGAGGCCAAACGCCGCGAGAATGCTCAGGCCGAAGCACAAGCGAAGCAGCAGGCGCAGAGCGAGGAGATGATCCGCGCTACGGTGCGCAAGACGCTCGCGGATGCGGTGAAGAGCTTGACGCAAGCGGACAAGAACGTGGCGTCGCAGGAAGCCACGGTCTACAACGCGATTCTCACCGGGCTGGAGAAGGGGGTTACCCCTGCCGATGTTGCACAGGTGAAGGCCGATCCGAACGCCGACATTCCGGATGGTGTGCTCACGAAGCTGGAAGTCGAGAATCCGCCGCCCCCGCCACCTGCGCCGAAGTCAACCAAGAAGGGTAAGTGATGCGGCTATCCAAGGAAACGGAAGCGGAGTACCGCGCGCAACTCGCCGGTGGGCGTGAAGAGGTGTTCGGGATCGCGTTGGAGGCGCTGCTGAACAACGATCTGGAACGAGTCAAGGAAACGTTGATCGACACCGAGATCGACGGTGTTGCGCGACTGCAGGGTGAAGCACACGGCTACAGGAGAATCCTAAAATACCTGAAAGAACGCCCAGCATCATCTCGGTAGGTTTGACAACCCCCCACCATTCACCTATAAGGCACTCTCATGGCTACGCCCGATACACCCACCAAGGTCGAGCAATCGGCCCCGGTTGTTCCGCCCGAGTCGGATTACGACACGATGGCGTCAGCGTTCGATGAGCTGACCACGCCCGAGTCGTCCGAAAACGGCGAAACTGACGAGTCTACCGAACAGGTAGAGGGTGAGGCGTCGAGTTCGGAGCCGCCTGCGGAGCCGGAAGCCCCGGCTGCCGCGACGCCCCCCGCCGCCGCTTCGACGCCACCGGAGGATTCGACGGCGGCGGGGGAACCTCCGACTGCCCCTGCGGATGACGCGGAGGAGGTGGACTGGAAGAAGCGGTTCGAGGAACTGGAAGCGAAGGTCACCAAGCAAGCCGCTCCGGAACCGCAACAGAAGGACCCGGAGGTTCCGCCGCCTGAGCAGCAGAAGGTCTATACCGAAGAGGAAGAGGCGTTCCTCGCGCAGTACGATCAGGACTGGAAGGAAGTCGCGCGCGGCGAGTCGCTGAAGCGGCGCGCGGAGTACGCGGCGGTCGTCCAGCACGTGTTCAGCGAGATCGCGCGCGTGTACGGGCCGCTGATCCAGCGTGGTAGCACGGCGGCCGATCTCGTTGGCGAGACCGCCGCGCTGAACGTGATCTACGCAACCCACGGGGATTACGACGACGCCATGTACTCGGCGGTCAATGAGTGGGTGGACAAGAAGCTCACCGGCACGCGTCAGAAGGTCGCCAAGGCGATCATCGAAGCGGGCGAACCGGAGGAAGTGGTCGAACTCATCACCGAATTCAAGACTGCGACCGGGCGCACGAACAAATCGAAGGTGACCGCCGAAGAGGGCGTCAAGCCCGCTGCGGCGGCACCAGCAGCACCTGTAGCACCAGTGACCGAAATCTCGTCCAAGGCCAAACAAGCGGCGAAGGCGATGAGTGTGGTCGATTCCAAGCGAACTGCCCCTTTGCAGTCTGCGGCAGACCCCGACGACTTCGACAGCGCGTGGGCTGAAGCGGTGGGCAGCAAGTAACGATCAACCTCAAGGACTGAATCATGGCCAATACCGTCATTTACGGTGACATCTCCCCGCGCACTGCGGCGTACGTCATCAAGAACCTGCTTACCCGTGCCCTGCCGTACATGGTCATCGAGAAGTTCGGCCAGAACTACCCCATCCCGCAGAACAACACCAAGACGGCGAAGTGGCGGCGCTACTTCCTGCAGGGTGCGACGGGCGCGGCCGGTTCCGGCTCGGGCAGCTACTTCTCGCCGCTCGCGCTGACGCCGCTGGTCGAAGGCGTGACCCCGGCGGGCAACCGGCTTGCCACGCAGGACTACACGGTCACGCTGAACCAGTACGGCGACTACGTGACGATCACCGACGTGGTGCTGGACACGCATGAGGACCCGGTGCTGTCGGAAGCGACCACGATCATGGCCGAGCAGGCGGGCATGACCATCGAGACGATCCGCTTCAACATCCTGAAGGCGGGCACGAACGTGTTCTACGCCAACGGCGGCGCGCGGAACGCGGTCAACACGCCGGTCTCGCTGGCGCTGCAGCGGCAGATCACGACGAGCATCCTGCGCCAGAACGGCAAGCTCATCACGAGCGCCGTGAAGAGCACGCCCGACTACCGCACGGAACCGGTCGAAGGCGCGTTCATGGCGCTGTGCCACCCCGATCTGGAAACCGACATCCGGTCGATGGCGGGCTACATCAACCCGAAGCAGTACGGCACGACGACGCCGTACGAGAACGAGATCGGGGCGGTCGAGCGTGTGCGCTACCTGACCTCCACGATCTTCGCGCCGTGGGCCGACGCGGGCGGGCTGAAGCTGGCGATGCGGTCCACGAGCGGCACCAACGCCGACGTGTACCCGATCCTGTACGTCGCGCGTGACGCGTACGGCATCGTGCCGCTGAAGGGCAAGGACTCGATCACGCCGATGGTCGTGAATCCGAAGCCTGCTGCGGGTGACCCGCTGGCGCAGCGTGGCACGGTCGGCTGGAAGGCGTGGCAGGCGGCGGTCATCCTGCAGGACGCGTTCATGGTCCGTGCGGAAGTCGCGGCGACGGCGTAATCGATCAACTAGGGGGGCTTCGGCCCCCTCACTCAAGGAGATTGATATGTCGTTCATGGACTTCATCTCGTCGCGCGCGAGGCTGGCCGACCAAGGTGTGAAGGA